TAATCAAATTCTCCATAACTATTGATAGTTGTTATATCGCCAGTGTCAGATGCTGAGAAATCAGCGTACTCGTAGACAATTTTTAATCTTCTTGTTGGTTCTTTTGATGTTGGAACTCTAACTATTCTTGAGTAATCGTAGAAGGTGTCTCTTTGACCGTTATCGAGATAGTAGTTATCCGAAATATCATTATCTCCAAGATCATTTACAGAAACAACAGCAGTTATTCCCGATTCTTTGAACTTGATTACTTCTCCAGCGGATAAAGTTTTGTTATTTAAAGCAATATAGTTAATATTTAAATCATCAACCGCACCAACATACAGACCAACAAATGATCCTGTTTCGCTTTTAAATTCGTCACCACTTAAAAGATCACCAGTTTTATTTGTGGGACCAGATAACTGAGTGAGGGTCAGTTTTGGTAAGGTTGCATCAGATGTTCCTGAAGATTCAAAAATAGCGTGAATTTTGAATACATCTGGTACGAGCAGACAAATTTCTTCGTCCTGAACTCTCATACCGTATCCAGGTCCATAGGTTAAACCATCATTTGCTGTGGTTGCACCAATACCAGACTTCTCATACTTAGATTTTGTAACGGTTATTGTCTTTACTTTATTTCTATTCTTAATCTTAGACTTTACATTGATTTTTCTCAATGTGGCAATTAACTTTGCAGGACTATCAGTACCTAAACCGTTAATAGTTAATGTCTTGCTACCATTCGTAAATACAAACTTATCTTCGGTTAAGATTTCTGTAGAACCATCAGTTCTCATCAAAACATATCTTTCTTCATCAAAAGGCAAGAAAGTCAATTCATCAGAACCAGAGATAACTGCTCCAGTAGAGTTTGAAGAAATAGTGACATCAAACTGCTTTCTAATTGTAAGGTTAGAATCTGTCAAATCTACAGAAGAGACCTTCTGTTTTGGAAGAACTGTATATAATGTCTTGTCTAATGCTTCTTGGAAATTTGAAGACAGAATTCTAAAGTCACTTGGATTGATATCTGTAGTTGGGAGGCTGCCATCACAAATTCCAGACACTGACGTGACGCTAGACAGTGTAAGTGAATTCTGCGATACTGATTCTACTTTAGAGAATGTTGGAACAGATAATCCTGGATTCGAATATGCTACTAAGTTACCAACAGTAGCAATTCCAACAAAGTATTTTGATAAATCTGCATTAGTGACTGTACTGATACCACCAGAACCTGCGCTAATGTTTACCAGACCAATAACATTGTTTGAACTTTGGATAACATCACCATTAAACGTAGATGCTGCACCAACAATACCATAAATGGATTTTACATCATTAGTTCCATATGCAGTTACTGCTGTTGAAACTCTATTATTTTCTATTCCATCAAAGATAAAGTTCTCTCCAAGTGCAAAAGAACCTCTTATATTATATGCTGTGATAATTCCAGAGTTTGTTGCTGCATACTTAAGGAAACCAGTTGCTCCACTTGCTTTTCCTTTGATATGTGTTGGAGTGTCTAAAGTAATATTTTCGTTTAAAGTGATTTCAGTATATGTCTGAATATCAAATAATGCGGTGTCCCAAACATTAAGGTTGGAATCTGTAACATCATATGCACCAGACTCTAATGCAAAATCATAAACTCTAGCAACACCAATTTCCTTTCCAGCAGCAGTAGTAGGAGAAGCGCCAATTCTAGAATCTCTCAAACTTACTGTATAAGTAGTTGAAAGACCAATAATTGGAGAACCACTTACTCTATTGAGAGAAAATGTTGGACCAGTTGTATAATTTATGCTCTGATTTTCTGCAAGTTTGGTAGTTCTTGGTTTTTCAAAATCCAAATATGTTGGACTGACAGTTTCTACCTCATAACCTCTAACATATGCCTTAGTTGGGCTGATAGTATATGTTCCTAAACTTTCTGAAGGAGTATTTCCATTATAAGTTGTTTGATCCTCAAGAAATACGCCTTGACTTCCTACTAAATCGTTTAAAGTTTCTTTCGCTACGATTGAAGGTGGATTTACATAATAATCCCCTGATTCATCATACGTTCTTCTTGCAAATTCTTTTGCAATTTCATTATATTGTGTATTTTTTCTTATGGCAGTAACATCGCCATTATTGACCACCATCAATTCAATAAAGTTCTCATACTTTTCATTATCAAGTGGTTTTTTGACCAAATATGCTCTGACTTTTAATCTATCTGCGCCAGCAGCAGTGTAGTTAGAAAATCCTTTTGCATTATCATTTAAATCTGGATCAATATCTGAATTAATTACTTCTTCAAAAACTTCTAATCCAATTCTATATGATGGAACATTGCTATATGGTTCGAGAATAATAGTTTGTTCTGGAATATTGATAAAATATCCTCTAACAAAATAAACACCCTCTGCCAGCACTGCCATAGAACCGAGTGACAGTGCATTTTCTGCAACGATATTTAAAACATTCTCTCCATCTTGGAAAGATACCACATCATTTGAGAAACCAGTCTCAATTGCTAGTGTTTCACCCTCAATAAAAGTTGTATTGTCCCCAGATGAAGAAAGATAATTTACATATAAAGTATATGGTTCACCAGGAAACGCACTTTCATTCAAATGTGCTTTAACTCTTGCCTTTACCCCAGAAACTGTACCAATTAAGGTGCCACCATTCAAATCGCTAATATAATTAGATACATTAATCCCAGAAAAAGTCGTATTAACAATAACTGAAGGTAAATTATTGTTATAACGAACTCCACCACCCGTTATAGAGTCGCCTTCTTTAAAAATATGATTACCAAATTTTTCAATTTGGTCTTGAAGCATTGATTGGAGAGTTGTTAATTCTCTAGCCTGAACAGGATATCCTGGTTTGAATAAAACCTTATAGTAATTATTTTGAGGATCAAAATCGTCAAAATATGGAGCGGTATTGAGATTAGTTTCCTGGGGCATGATTCCTTAGAATTGCAAAATGACTTTGATATCTTCTTTTTGATTTATTGACCTTGTGATGGAAGGTCTATTATCAACATATATTATGTTTCCAGAATATTTTTTAACTTCTGGATTAGCAACACCGTTGGTAAAAGAATTTCCGAGGTAATATGTCCTATTATTTATTGTGGTAGAGAGACCAGTAAAGTTAGTATCAATACCTAAAGTGACACTTCCACCGACAATATTTACAGAACCTCCAGTTGCTGGTGATGCAGTAAATGTATTCAAGTTATACCCATATGTTGGGTCTGTTTTTAAAGATCCATCAGTGTTAAATCCTACAAGACTCTTATCTTGCCAATATTTAAGAACTCCTGTATTCTGGTCATAAGAAATAACTCTACCAACAGAAGTTGATCCTACCCCAATAGTTTGTGTAATCTGTTCGTCTGCGGTAAATGTAGCAGTACTATAACCAGCACCAACTAACTTCAATGCATAAGATGCACTTGCTTTATCTAATGATAAAGTTACCGAAGAGTTAAATGCCTCAGGGTTTTCTACAATTCCAACCCTAGCAATTTGATTTCCAGTAATAAAATCGGGATTTTCTGTATCATTTTCAATTCTGGAATAAACCAGAACATTATAAGCACCAAGTTCTCTGTAAATATCTGCTCCATGACCACCTTGAGGTGGAATAATAACATTAAACACTGGTGTTGTTGTTCCAGTAGGAACGCTACCAGAAACAAGGTCTACAGTTCCATAAGTATAACCAGAACCACCTTTTGAAATGGTTACTGATTCAACTTTAGAGTCATTATTGACAACAATAGTTGCTTCTGCACCAGAACCATCTCCCTTGATGGGGACATTTGTATAAGTTCTATTTGCAGTTCCAATACCAGCACCTCTATTAGTGATGGTTACAATTTTTAATTGACCACTTGACGCAGCATTATTTCTAACAGATGCATCTGTAGAATTTGATTCCCATTCTTTAGGAACAGGCATAAAGTTTGTAGAATCAAATTTTACCAAATCACTTGGTTTGATTGTATAAAGATATTTCCAAATATATCCGTCGCCACTATCACCAGCAGTTCTTGGTTCAAGATCTGTAAATGTTGGTTGGTCTAAAGATGGTCTTCCAGTTGGGTTTTCTGGGTCAGTTCCATTTTGAAGGCAAATATAAACTTTATAATCTTCGTTTACAACATAATAATTTGCAGAATATAAACTTGTTGCTCCAGAAGGTTTTGATGTATTGGTTCTACTAATGTCATGACGATACATGTCATAAGTTGTTCCTGAAATCCAAGTAGTTTTTTTAACTACTTGGCGAACATCACTCTCACTAATTTTTTTCAGTGCGATCATTGTGTCCCAATAATCATTCTCCTGCTCAAAGGAATCCTTTGGTGCAGGAGGTGTTTGATCCCAAGTGGATGAATAATCTGTAGCGTTTGGTAAACCAACAAATGAATAGTATGCATTTGCAGATGAAGTCGCCGCTGCTACAAAGTTCTTAGCATTTAAAATGCGAAGTTGGTCAGTAATTATGGCTGCCATTTTTTATAGGACTTTTTTTCTTATTTATTAGTGAAGTAATACCTGAACTGCAAGAGAACCAGTATCTACCGCAGTATCATCGCTCTCTTTATTTATTGAGAAATCGATATGAGTTGTAGATCTTGCGATACCAACATATGAAGCAAAACCCTGATCCATTCCATTTGCCATAACAAAATAATCATTGGCATTTGAGAATGATGATGTAAATGTTAGTCGATAATTGCCGCTTGATTGTTGAGAAGCAGTAACACCTGTTGTTCCTGTCCAAGATGGTGAAGTGCCAAGACCAATTTCACCAACTTTATTTGTTGGTGGAGTTACAACAACGGTTGTGTCTCCAGTAATTGGTAATTCGGTAGTTGGTGGAGTAAATGTTGCTGTTGTTGCTATTCCAACAGATACATATCTTGCGGTTGTAGAAATTCTTAAGTCATCAAGGAATCCGTCAAAATATCTATTATCAGCAGATCCATCAAAAATACCAAGATATAAGTCATTATTACTATCTTGAACAATATTATTATCGACAAAAGTGCTAGGAGAAGTTACGGAAGATTCCACACCATCAATATAAAAATGAAGTGTTCCAGTAAGTGGTTGCCTTACTAACGCAATATGGTGCCATTGATTAATAAAGTCTGATGTATCAAGTAGGTCAGAAATATTATACTCTTTCTGTGGATTAAGGTTATCATTATACCAATAAAAATAAAATTTGGCAGTTGGATTGGATGCATATGCTCTTGTACCAAGACACAAAGCATTAGTATTGTAAAGACCACTACGATCTACAACAGAAATAATCGCATCAGTTCCTGAACCAAGAGGGTCAGTAGTAATACTATCAAAATTCACCCAAAATTCAATAGTCCACTCACCAGTAAAATCATATTCTGATCTATATGAATACTGTAGAGAATCTAAGTTGTCACGCAATCTTAAAGCTCTTGTTCCAACTTTTACTGGAGATGTTACGTTTGTAGGTGTTCCTCTTGTAGTAGGACTTGCTCCAAATCTAAGGTCATCAAAATCACCTGCATCATTAAATGTCATTCTCAGAATTGTATTATCCCAATCAGTATCAGGTGTATTTGTAACCTGTACGGCATCAATCAGATAAAACTCTCTCCAAGCAGTTCCATCATAATAAAATGGTGCTCCACCAATCTGTTTAATTTCACCAGTAGTTCCTGCAGTTCCTATAATAGTGGTATTAATACCTGCAAGTTTTACCGCACCATCAACACTGACAGTTCCGCCAATTGATACGTCTGAACTGAAAGTAGAAACTCCAGTGACAATTGCACTTCCACCAATTGAGACATTTGAACTAAAAGTAGAAACTCCAGTAACGTCTACATTTCTGCCAATTAATACATCCGAACTGAATGTAGAAACACCAGTAACAGTTATTATATCTGCATTAATATTTGCTGTCTGTGCAATACCAGTTGCAGTGATTGTTACGTTTCCAGTATTCTGGTCTACAGAAACACCCTCACCAGCAGTAATATAAGTTACGCCCGATCCTACACCTCCAGTTGCAGTGATTGTTACGTTTCCAGTATTCTGGTCTACAGAAACACCGCTGCCAGCAGTAATATAAGTTACTCCTGCTCCAGATATTGGGGTTCCATCAAGAACAATAGAAGTTGCACTAATGATACCTGTAGAACCATCGATGGTTACTCCAGAACCAACTGTAATTTTATTATTAACTCCATCAATGGTAACTGATGCTGGTCCTACTGTGAGTATTCCAGTAACTCTTGCATCACCATTTACCCACAATGAAGTTCCTGAAGCACCTACATAACCAACTTCTAATGCAAATCTTGGATTTGTAGTTCCAACACCAACATTTGATAATGTATTAATTCCAGATAAAGTAGTTTGCCAAGTGCTTTCACTAAAACTTAAATCATTACCATCACCGAAATAACTATAAATTTCGTCAAAGTTGCTATTAATTTTTACTGCACCAGATAACAGACTATCACCTGTTCCATCATTTGGTACTGTTCCAGTACTTATCCCTAACTTAGACATTTTGAAATTTTTTAAATATTTATTAGAGGTAGTTGTTATATCTTAGTGGATGTCTTCTTCTTACAATCGCAGATGTTGATATTCCACCAACACCTTGAGATCCGTAGAAGTTAAATGTTTCCGACTGGATTTCACTTGTAAGTGTTATTTTGCCCCAAGTATACGAACCAAAATAACTGGATGTTGAAATACCACCAGAGTAAACTGTGTAAGAACCAACGGTAGAATCAAATGTATATGTTGTAGAATCAAAAGTTATTGCATCAGAAGAGAATGACTCTGAGTTAAACTGGTCAATATTTGCAAATACTCTGGTCACATATGTAGAACCAATTCCTACAATATTAGTTTCAACTATTAATGAATTTGCTACTTGATACACATTATCAACAAATTGTGTTCCAATTCCAATAACTTCTCCAGTATTTCTCAGTGATGTTATAAATGTGGTAGCACTTCCAACATTGCTATCCTTAATAACAAAGTAATCGCCATAAGTTAATCCACTAACAGTTGTTGCCGAAGAAACAATAGTTGTGTCTCTCAAATATGAATTTTCTGGGATATACAAATCAAAGATAATTTGATTTTGAACACCAATGGTAGTTGTGCCAAATCCAACAATACTTCCAAAATCTCCAACATATGACTGTGAAGAATTTGCTTCATATGCAACATTTGGATGTTCGATAAGAACTTGTGGTGGATTGCTTGTTGTATATCCTGTTCCAGGAGAAACAACAGTAACCGCTGATACCTCACCATTAATAGAAATTGATGCTGTTAATTGTGCTCTTTGAGTAGTTCCAAGACCAACTGGATTTGATACTGTTACCTGAGGAGGAGTTGAATATCCTTGCCCACCGTCTGTTATTGAAATAGACGATACTTCACCAAAATCAGAGATAATCGCAGTTGCAGCTGCAGATACCAATGAATCCTGAGAAATGAGAGCAATTTCATCACTATCTGCATAGTTTTCTTTTTCACTATCAAAGAAAGTTTTTACACTTTCAACATAAACAATTGTTGAACCAATACCTACAGGTTGAATGATAGTTGAAGTTGGATAAATCAATGGTTCGTAGATTGGTCTATCCTTAGCAACATATTCTCCATTTACAAACTTATCTTCAGTTTGTCTGCACCACTTAACTGGTCTTTCATAAGATTCGTTTGCAGTAACGCCTGGACCATTATAAAGGTTTGTATCAATGGTGTCCGTCGAATTAATGGTATATACAAGTCTTTCATCTTCTTGATAGAAATAATCATCATCATTTAATGTTACAGTATCACCTTTCTTAATAGTTTCCAGTACATCAACATCAATAACATCAACAGAAGATGTGCCTTGATAGAAGAGGATTTTTGTTGTATCTCCAACCTTTGGTGCTTCAGTGAATGTAATATAACTTCCACCTGCAAAAGTGTATCCTTTTCCAGGAACTTGAAGAACATCATTAACAAAAACTAATAATGTTTCCTGAACATCAATAAGTGATCCAACAGCAGATCTTATTGTTTTTTGGATGCCATTTATTTTGATTGGGAAAGAAGTCTTTGTTCCATCAAACAAGTAATCAATATTATCTAAGACCAACAGATTTCCAATAGACCAACCAGAGAAACTATCTGAATATGTTGACTCAATAGAAACTTGGAACTCATCAAATGTAAGTGAAGTATCTGTTGGAATTCCTGCAGTTCCACCAATATCAAATGTCAGTATTTCACCCTGACCATATCCATATCCAGCATTTCGAATGGTAAATTCAATTACACTAGATCCTTGTCCAACAACAATATCAGCAGTTGCTTGTGTTCCAACTCCAGATACGGAAGAAGAACTATAAACTAATGGAATATTGGAGTATGATAAAGGATCGTCGAAAATAACAATTGGTGGATTTGTGGATGTATACCCAGTTCCTGGATTTGTGATAGCAACACTAACAATATGTCCACCACTAATAGCAGCAGTTCCAATAAACTCAATATTTGGAATTCCTGTACTTGAAGTCGCAACACCAACATTAACAACTGTTTGAATTCCTGCTCTATAACCAGAACCACTATTTCCAATGCTGATAGACGAAATGGTTCCTAAACCAGAAACAACTGCTGTTCCTCCAGCAGCCACTAATGGTTGATAACCAAATCCTTCAGTAGAACCAACAGAAACAATAACACCACCTAAAGGAACATTTGCAGTATTAATATCATATGCTGTTGAAGAAATTGAGCCAGTGAAGTTAATGCTGGTAATACCAACGGATTCTTCTAATGTATAATCTCCATCAACACGTACTGGGAATGTATCTCTTTCTGGACCTTGGAATATTTGATTAACCAAGATAATAGCATTGTCTGTTGAGAATCCTGTTACGTTTGAATTTTCAGAGGTTAAGTTGAATGATGTGGTAAAACCAGTAAACTGTGAAGAAACATCATCAAGTACGTAATTGTTTGTGTATGGTTCAATATCCGTATTTGGCACACCAGATCTTAAGAAAGATCTTCCACTAAATGTAGAATATGTGGCAATACCAGTATAATCTACCTCATCTGGACTTGCAGTAGTTGTACTAAGTGGAACTGGTCCATAAGGTGCAGATATAAAGTTAATTGTGTTATCAACAATATTGTAATCACCATCAATCTTAGTTACCAAAGCACCTGAAGGATGTGTTCCAATTCCAGTTCCCATCCAAGGTCTTCTGACTCTTAATACATTTGTGCTTCCAATACCAACTGCATCAACTCTCATAATCTCATTATTAATCTTGATTAGGTCACCGCCAAAGAATGATGTTATTCCACTCAAGGTCAATGTGTTATCTGTTATTGGAAGATCTGTTGAGAGTGTTGTTGTAATTGCTGTAGAAACAACAGGAGATTGAATTACATTGTCAATGGAAACAAGAACTCTTGAATTTTGTTTCTTAGATGTGAGAGAGTGCGAAGTTCCAATACCTACTGAAGTTATATCCAATTCTGTTGGAACAACCTTAAGAGCATCCTCTGCACTTCCAGCAAATTTTATTGAAACCTCATCAACTTTAATTGCATAAACTGTGCTTGGTAATTTATCTGTTATGCCAATACCAGGAATATTTGTTGAGGCAATTGTAATTGCTTGAGTAGTTCCAGCTCCAGCATGTTTATAAGTTAATTCTTCACCAGTAACAAAATAATGATTAGGAATGAAAACTTTGTTATTTGAAACATCAACGACAGTGGATGCACTTCCAACAAAGTATCTTTCAAAAATTGGAAGTTGATTGTGAGTTAAATTAAACTGTCTCTTAACATCAGCATCTGTTCCAGCATAATCGCCATATCCAGCAAAAACTGATGCATTGTTTAAGTCAATAATCGTATTTGTATTTTTTGGATCAATTAAACCAAGAGCATTTTGGAAAACTCTAACTTCAATGTCTGCATTTGCAATTGGAGTAAATGTTAATTCTATATTACCTCCTGATGCACTTGCATCGAAAGTTCCAATACTAGATCCAGTTTCTAAATTACCAAATTCTGTAATCAATACATCACTTAAATCATTAGCAACGATAATTTCTGAAACTTGGTACTGAGAATTTGTAGTATCTTCAACACTTACAACATAATATGCACAAGAATAAGGATCACTAGAATATTCTGCAACTTTTGTAGATACTGGTGAAGTGCTTGATGCAATAGATGTTATGGTTGAATCCAACTTAGCATCAGACATTCCAAATGTTCCAACACCAACAGAAGATGTATCTGCAATTGATATAATTATAGTATTTGCATTATAATCAACTCCTAATGCGGCATTTGGAGTGATATCAATATTGATATTAGAACCAGATATGTATGCACTATATGTTCCAAGTCCAGAGGAAGCAAATGGAGTTAGAATATCAGTTGACAACTGACCATATTCTAAAAGATCTACATTGGTTCCATCATGAATTACTGTGAGTTCATCATACTCAAAGTAAGAGTTATCGACTGCAGCATATTGTACAAGAATCTTGGAAGATCTATATGTAGAAGCAATACTTACAATTGTAGATGCAGTGCTTGTTCCAGATGCCAATGTTTGAGTTGTGCTATAAACTTTGGCAGTGTCTCCAAAATCTCTAGAATCAGTTCCTGCAATACTATCTTCGATTCTGTATGCAACATAACTTAAGTTGTAATCATTTAACGCATACTTGGTTGGATAATAAAGAAGTTGTCCTTCAGTCCCTACAATATTAAAGTCAAATGAACCAAGATCACCAACTGTTTCAACTCTACCATATTGGTTTAGGAAACCATTTGAGTTGTCGTGAAGGATGGATACCAAATTAATCTGTCTTTCATCTGTATATCTCTTATCTTTTATGAAAACAATATACTTTTTAGATCTTGCATCATCTAAA